ACAAAAGATTTACCCGATGGATACTATGAACAATTGTTGTTAGGAAAAAATTTAGATTGGATACAATGTTACGCTGAAGGTAAGTATACTTATGTCCAAGAAGGTAAGCCTGTTATTCCCGAATACGATGATCATTTAATGTCCGCTGATTTAGAAACTGATCCTTCACTCCCTGTTCATATTGGGATTGACTTTGGTTTAACTCCAGCGGCAATTTTTGGTCAGAAAACATTACAGGGTCAATGGCGAATACTACATGAGATTGTTACTTTTGATATGGGCTTAGAACGCTTCGGTCATATTTTACAAACAGAATTAAACATTCATTTTCCGAAGAATGAAATATTAATATGGGGTGATCCCGCTGGTATGCAGAGAGATGCGATATATGAAACAACAGCCTTTGATCATTTAAAAACTTTGGGATACAACGCTAGACCTACTGTATCTAATGATTTTAAAATTAGACGAGAAGCTGGTGCATCTCCAATGAATAGAATGATATTAGGAAAGCCAGGTATACTGGTTAATAAAAAATGTTTACGATTACGAAAATCATTAAGTGGTGGTTATCATTTTAAGCGTGTGCAAATATCGGGGGAAGAACGATACAAAGACTCACCTAATAAAAATGAACACTCACATATCGGTGATGCTTTTATGTATTGCTTACTTGGTGGTGGTGAACATAGAGCTTTAACACGCAATAAGAATATGCTGAAAGGTATGGCCACAGCTAACTCAGACTTTGATGTATTTGCCTAATGCTTGATATTTACGATTACGATAACATGAATACCTTGTTCGGTTTAGATGGACATGATTTACGCATAGAGCCATTTAAGTCAGATCATTTACAATTAATGGATTTAAAAGAAGTTGATTTAAGTATAATGAATAATCACGAAGATTACTTTTTGTATATTGATCAAGCCAATGATGTGGGAACTGCGTATACTTTTTTTGATAAAGAACAACCAATAAATTGTTGGGGCATTATGCCTTATTGGAATGGTGTTGTAGAATTTTGGATGATACCCGATAAAGATTTACCAAAACATAAAATAAAATTTCATAAAGGCTCATTAAAATTTTTTGATTTAGTTGCTAGTCAATTAAAATTACACCGTTTGCAATGCACGGTTTGTTCGTCAAATGTTGTGGCTCACAAATGGATCAAAGCAATGTATTTTACCAGCGAAGGCGTATTGCGAAAGTTTGGTACTGATCAATCAGACTGGGAAATGTACGCAAGGATATATTAATGGGAAGTTTAATGAAGATGCCAAAAGCACCAGAGATGCCACAATCGGTGACGGATGCCCAGGCAGAAAGAGATGCAATGGCTGATGCAAAAAGAAAAACGGAATTAAAAAAGATTGCTTCCCGTACAAGATCACTTCGTCAAAATAGACGAATGTTACTGAACCCAGATAACGACCCTACAGGCGTAGGCCCAACACTTACGGACACCATATCGGTGAGAGACCCGTATGAAAAAATAAGGAGGGTATAATGGGTGGTAGTCCAGTAGTTAAATTAGTTAAGAAAAATATAGAAAAAATAGTAAGACCAACTTCTAATGCAACGCAAAGAAGGCCAGAAGTACAATCTAAATCTGCTATTGTCAAAAAAACTGTTCCAGAAAGTACAACAGTATCAAGAACAAAGCTAGTTCGTTCTACAAGAAAAAAGAATTTAGACACAATAGATCAAATGACAGATTTGGCTTCGGTTAGAAATAAAAGAAAAATATTATTAGGTGACACAGGATCAAAACTTGGCTGAAGAAATTTACATACGCAATCCACGATTTAAGGATGAGCCTTCTAATCAAGAGAAGATTGCTGAAAAGATAAAGGAAAACGAAGATGCCGAAAGTGGTGACTAAAGACGGAAAGACTAAAAATTTTAGTTATTCAAAGAAAGGTATGGCTGGTGCTAAAGCGTATGCTTCTTCTACTGGCGGTAAAATTAAAAATACACCTAAAGGTGACATGAAAAGGAAATATGGAAAAGCTAAAAAATATTAAAGATTGGTTTGTATCATTAAATAAAAAAAGCCAAATTACAGTTGTAGCTGGTTCAGTTATAGTTGTTATTATTATTGTTGGTTTATTTTAATTAATGCCATTACCTATTAAAGACATTATTGGTAGGCATCAAAAAGCCTTATCCCGTAAAGATAACTGGCGATCTATTTATGAAGATTGCTATCGTTATGCTTTACCACAACGTAATTTATACGATGGTTTTTATGAAGGCGGTGTTCCTGGTCAAAACAAAATGAATGTAGTCTTTGACTCTACAGCCATAGATTCAACGCAACGCTTTGCAAATAAAATACAATCGGGATTATTTCCACCATATAAAAAATGGTGCAGACTAGAACCAGGAAACGAAATACCAGATCAAAACAAACAAGAAGTACAGATGGCATTGGATATGTACTTGGATAAATTATTTTCTGTTTTACGACAATCAAACTTTTGATTTTAGCAATGGGTGAATTTATTTTAGACCTAGCTGTTGGTACAGCGGTAATGTTAGTACAACCAGGTGATGATATTAATCCTATTGTCTTTACTCCTGTTCCTCAATATCTTGTTGCTTTAGAAGAAGGTCCTTACGGTTCTATTGATAACGTATATCGTAGAATGAAAGTAAGAGGTGAAGCTATTCTTCGTCAATGGCCAGATGCAAGTATACCCGATGCTGTTTTAGACTTAATGAAAAATAAACCAGGGGAAGATGTAGAGTTATTAGAAGCAACTATTTACGATTTAGAAATGGGTACATACTGTTATCATGTCATCCATGAAAAATCAAAATCAGAATTAGTATACAGAGATATGGATAACAGCCCGTGGATTGTTAGTCGCTTTACTAAAGTGGCTGGTGAAGTATACGGTAGAGGTCCTCTTGTATCCGCATTACCCGATATTAAAACATTAAATAAAACAAAAGAATTATTATTAAAGAACGCATCTATTGCTATTTCTGGTGTGTATACAGCAAGTGATGATGGTGTGTTAAATCCACAAACAATTAAAATAGTACCAGGGGCAGTTATACCTGTTGCAAGAAACGGTGGACCGCAAGGTGCTTCATTAGCCCCTCTTCCCCGTGCTGGTGATTTTAATGTTACGCAATTAGTTATTAATGATTTAGTCATTAGTATTAAAAAGATGCTCATGGATGAAAGCCTTCCTCCCGACAACATGAGTGCAAGATCAGCTACCGAAGTTGTAGAACGAATGAAAGAACTAGCACAAAATCTTGGTGCGTCTTTTGGTAGATTGATTACAGAAACAATGGTTCCAATTATTAAAAGAACATTAATGATTATGGATGAAAAAGGTTTAATTGAAATGCCTTTAAAAGTTAATGGCTTAGAAGTAAAAGTTATTCCTGTATCCCCATTAGCCAAAGCACAGAACATGGAAGAAGTAAATGAAGCTATGCAATTATTCCAAATGTGTCAAGCATTAGGACCTGGTGGTATGTCAACAGTTAAACCAGATGCGATTGCAGATTTCATCGCAGACAAATTAGGTGTCAGCTCAACTCTTCGTACAACAAACGAAGAAAGAGAAATGATACAACAACAAGCAATGCAAATGGCCCAAGCTCAAGCTATGCAAATGCAAGGTGGACAAGGTGGTCCTCCTGGTTCCCCTCCTTTAGAAGAACCCGCATCGGCAGTAGCGAATGAGGTGGGTGCTTGATTAAGAAAGAACAATCAGAACATATACAATCAATAAATGATCCTGGATGGCAAGGTGTTAATGCTAATGCTGTCAAGCTAACAAAAAATCAACATCAAGATCAAGATGAATTAGATCGTTTATACTTACGAGTTTTTACTACAAAAGATGGTGAAAAATTACTCAAGCATTTACAAAGTAAAACTATTGATCAACCAGCGTGGATACCTGGTGCTGAACCTTCATTTGGTTATGCAAGAGAAGGACAAAACTCAATAGTAAGAGAAATAATATCAAGAATGGAAAGGGTTAAAAATGGNTGAAGAAGCAGTACAAGAAANACAANAAGANACAGGATTACTAGATGGATTAGCAAATGAGGTAGTAGAAGATAGTACACCTAAAGTTAATGAAGAATTATCACATCAAGATAAATCAAATGAACCAGCGACAATAGCAGAGGATGGTCAAGAACCAGATGATGTAGAATACGAAAGACCAGATTTTATACCAGAAAAGTTTTGGGGGGATGATGGACCAGAGTTAGAAAAGTTGGCTAAGTCATATACGGAATTAGAAACACAATTTAAACAAGGTAAACACAAAGCTCCTAAAGAATATAATACTGAAGTATTCTCTGATAAAAATCTTTCAATGGATGATCCAACTGTAAAGACATTCCATGATTGGTCTTTAAAGCATGGTATTACCCAAGGTGCGTATGATGAATTAGCCCAAGGCGTGTTATCTATTACGGAAGCTAATACAGAAGATACAAAGTTTGCAAGAGAACAAGAGTTAAAAAAATTAGGACCTAATGCTGATCAATTAGTTTCTGGTATTCGTGACTTTGCAAAAGGCTTAGTACGCAAAGGTGTATTGGGTGCGGATGACATGAATGAGTTTCAAGCAATGGCGGGAACTGCTGATGGTATAAAAGTATTAAATAAAATTAGACGATACTACGGGGAACAAACTATTCCTACTCAATCTGTTGACATAGAAGGACAACCTTCTGGTGATGAACTTAATTCTATGATTGCTGATCCACGATATTTAACAGATCAAGCGTATAGAAGTAGAGTAGAAAAAGCATTTGAAAAAGCCTATGGTGGATCGGTGAAAGTACCAGTTGCTTAATTGTTTACCTTCACAAATTTTTTAATTTATGAAATAGCTTTATAAGATCGACAACCATATTTTTTATGGCCGAACATATATATATATTCAGCCGAGTTAATCGAACAACTGAAATCAAACTTATTAATTAAAAGGAAAAGATATTATGTCTTTAACATTATCTACTGCTTATGTTACTCTTTTTGATTCTGAAGTTAAACAGGCTTATCAAGCATCAAGTGTGCTTCGTGATACTGTTCGATTAAGATCAGGAGTAGAAGGCAATACTTATAAGTTTCCTAAAATTGGTAAAGGTAGTGCTACATTAAGAGTACCTCAAGCGGATATTACTCCATTGGGAATTGCTCACAGTCAAGTATCTGTATCTATGACAGATTACTCTGCTGGTGAATATAGTGATATTTTTATGCAATCAAAAGTAAACTTTGACGAAAGAAGAGAACTAGTAGAAGTAGTTTCTAAAGCTATTGGACGTAGACTTGATCAAATGATCATTGATGCGATTGATGGTGCTGGAACTTCTTTAACTGTAGCCAATTCAATTGGTGGTTCTAATACTAACTTAAATGTCGATAAACTTTTAAAAGCTAAACAACTAATGGATACCAAGAATGTTCCAGCGGAAGATAGATACATTCTATGTCACGCTAAAAGTATGCAAGGTCTATTAGATGAAGCTGATGTAAAGTCTATTGATAGTAATACTGTGCGTGTTCTTGCGACAGGATCGTTAGATTCATTTTTAGGATTTAAATTTATCACTATCGGTGATCGTGATGAAGGTGGTCTAGCTGTTGATGGTTCTTTAGACAGAACTGTTTTAGCATGGCATAAATCTAGTGTGGGTTTAGCCGAGAATATGGCACAAAAAACTGAAATCAACTACATACCTGAAAAGGCATCATTCTTAGTGAACTCTATGTTCTCTGCTGGTGCTGTTGGCATTGATGCTGAAGGTATTGTTGAGATAACTTGTAGGGAGTCTTAATATGGCCTTTTCAATTGACGGATTAAATCCGATTGGTGGTAATAGCCGAGCTGGTACTGCACCAGCGATATGGACCTATACTACTACAGATAGTACAGCGGATATGAATACTTCTGGATATTTCAATACTGCAAGTGACCTATTGAAAGTGGGCGATATCATGTTTTTATATGATAGCGATGCACCAACAATGGTTATTTCTCTTGTCTTATCCAATGCTTCTGGCGTTGTAGATGTGAGTGATGGCACGACTATAGCTGTTACTGACTCAGACTAAACTTAACTAATGAGGGGGCTTCGGCCCCCTTTTACAAAAGGATATTATGGCTAGTGGTGATACAGATGTGGGAATATGTGCTGATGCTTTAAGGATGCTTGGGGCAAATGTAATAACTTCCTTTACAGATGGAACAGAAGCAAGTGGACTATGCCAGGCTTTATACCCAGACATTAGAGATTCAACATTGACTATGTATAAATGGTCATGGGGTACAAAGAAAGTTGTTTTAGCACAATCAACAACAACACCTATTAATGAATGGAAGTATGCTTACCCTCTTCCAGCCGATGCTATAGCGGGTAATCCTGTTGCTGTTTTTAATACATCAAACACTTACACTAATCCTATACAAGAATTTGAAATTTATGGTGATGAATTATTTACGAATGAAACAACTATCTACATAGATTATGTTTACCGTGTTCCAGAAAATTTAATGCCAACATATTTTGTGCAATTATTAAAATACATGATGGCTTGGCATTTAGCAGAACCAATTACTGATCAAACAGAAAAAGGAAACTACTGGCGTAATATTGCATTAGGTGGTCCTTCAGAAAATAATCGTGGTGGTTATTTTAGACAAGCAATGAATATAGATGGCAGAGGAAATCCTCCTCAAGCAATAGTAGATTTTCCATTAGTAGAAATTAGAAAATAATGAGTAGAGTTACGAGCTTTCAGTCTAACTTTACGACAGGTGAGATTGATCCCCTATTAAGAAGTAGAACTGATATTAAACAATATTATAACGGATTAGCTTCAGCAACAAATGTTTTAGTACAACCTCAAGGTGGTGTTACAAGACGACCAGGGCTTCAATTTGTTGGAACTATACCTTCTGCTTCTGCCCCGCAAAGTGGATGTCGTTTAGTACCTTTTGAATATTCTACAACACAATCGTATATGCTGTTGTTTGTTAATAATAGAATGTACGTTTACAAAGACGGTGTATTACAAACAGGCATTAATGGTGGTGGTAATGATTATTTAGGTACAAGTATTGGTTCGGCAAATATTGGTACAATGAATTGGACACAATCGGCTGACACATTAATTATTGTGCAAGAGGACATGGCTCCTAAAAAAATAGTTAGAGGTGGATCACATACAACTTGGACTATAAGTGATATTAGTTTTGACTTTACACCTAAGTATGCTTTTACATTATCAACAAGTGAACCAGCGGGAACAGTTACTCCTTCTGCTGTTGATGGTAATGTTACACTAACAGCTTCATCTAGTGTTTTTGCAAGTGGTAATATTAATGATTATGTAGAATCTAAAGATGGAATAGGCAGAGCAAGAATAATTGATTATACTTCAGGAACTTCTGTTAAGGCAATTGTGGAAGTACCGTTTTTTTCTACGGATGCTATTGCTAATGGTGATTGGGTTTTAGAAACAGATTATGTAGATGCCTGGTCTGGTACTTACGGGNATCCACGGTCCTGTGTATTTCATGAAGGTAGATTATACTTTGGTGGAAGTAAAACATTACCAACAGGTGTGTGGGCTTCTAGGGTAAATGTATTTTTTTGATTTTAATCCTGGTGAAGGTTTAGATGATGATGGAATTATTTTTTACTATAGACACAGATCAAATGAACGCCATTAACGGTATTGTTAGTGGAAGAGATTTACAATTATTTACAAAAGGTGGTGAATTTTATTTACCGCAATCAGACTTAAATCCTATTACACCTTCTAATGTTGTTGTAAGGCCATCAACAAGAAGAGGAAGTAAAGATGGGATACGCCCTGTTATAGCAGAGAGTGGTACATTATTTATTCAACGGTCTGGTAAATCATTACGAGAGTTTAANTTTTCTGATGTAGAGTTATCTTACATATCAAATAATATTTCTTTACTATCATCACACTTACTTAAAGCACCCAGCGATATGGCTTTACGAAGAGCAACATCGACAGATGAAGGGGATTTACTATTGATTGTCAATGGAACAGATGGAAACCTAACAACATATTCTATTCTTAAAGGACAACAAGTAGTAGCCCCCTCTTCTCAAACAACCGATGGTGATTTTATTAATGTAGGTGTTGATGTAGATACAACATACTTTGTTATCAAACGATCTATTAATGGTTCTACTGTTTACAATGTAGAAAAATGGAATGATGATTTTACCTTAGATAGTGCTGTACAATATTCTACGGTAGCGGGAAACTTACCTGGTAGTACATCAATATCGGGATTAACACATTTAGAAGCGAAGTCAGTTAAAGTAATTAATAACGGAAGAACACTAGCGGATGAAACTGTATCCTCTGGTGCTATAACATCTGATGAAACTCCAGCAACCTACATTGAAGTAGGATTAGATTACACACCAACAATTACAACCATGCCTGTTGAAACACAGTTACCAAGTGGCACAATTATTGGCATGAAAAAAAGAATACTAGAAGCAACATTAATTTTATATTTAACAGAAAATATTACGCTTAACGGTAGTGATGTATCCGTAGAAACATTTCCTGTTACTCTTGGTAGTAATAATATTTTTACAGGGAAGAAAAGAATTATGCCTTTAATGGGTTATGATAACCAAGGGCAAATAACCATTTCACAATCAGCACCATTATTTTTTACGTTGCTTGGTTTGGAATACA